CGCCCACGCTTCACGGACTACAGAACAGCCTAGCGCACTCTTGGTCTGACCTCCGGGGGTTCGACAAGCCCCTCCGATAGTGCGATACGGGGTTGCGGTGGTGTTCTTCGAACACGCTAATGGACAGCGGGCTAGGCACCACGTCCACGCCTACGCATAACAGCGAAGGAGCGAACGGGTTTCTTCTTTTTCTTGTTCTTGTCATCTTGTTGCGACTTGGCAGAGATAGCACGTTGTGGCGCAGCAGAACGGCGTTGGTACACAGGCACCGACGAATCATTTCGCGCTGAATTGCCGGGGCGAGGTGCACGAGTGGATGCGGAACTCGTTGACATGCCTGAAGAGATGCCAGAGGCAACCATGCCAGCGCCGCGCACCGCCAATGACAAAGGAGCGCCAATGACGGGGATGGAGCTAACGGCACTGGCAACGGACGGTGCCCACTTCTTGACAGTGTTGATGATTCCCTCAAACCAACCACCATCCGCATTCTCGGACAAGGGAACACCAGACGGCATCTGGCGCATGACCTTGGAATAAATGGACAATGCAACGGGGTCAAGTGGTGGAGAAGGACGGGCCATGACCACAAGGTCAGGCTCTTGGTACGTTGGAACTCGCTCAATCAACCAACGGCCTGTGAGGCGCACAGTGGTCGAATTCGAAAGGCCGGAGAAGAACGCTCCAGCCAAATCGAAAGGTATAGGTTGAATGGGCGACGCAGAAAGCAAAGCCCCGGAAGTGGTCGCGCAAATTGTATTGGTAGATTGATACCCTGTGGTGTTGATGTCTAGGGGATCAAAAGCGCAAACCATGGCGGAACCTTGAGAAATGGGATTGGCAATGTCGTTCATGGTCTGAACAACATAAGCCCCCTCCTTGGCAGGCCACGTGCGCGCACCGGCCATAAGGTCAGCCTCTGCTTGAGTGGTGACCCAAAGAGGAAAATGGCGGTACGGGGACGAAACGGTGGCTGCGGTGCCAGGAAGGGCGATGTCGGTAGTGGCCGTACACGGCTTGCGGAAGCAAGTGACGGAACCCTGGAGATTGAGCTCGGCAGTGGTGTTGACCACCTCGAAAGCCGAACCGACAATACGAGACTGCCCTTTGGCATACTGAACTGGGTTAAGAGCACCAAATGTGGCGCCGGCAGGGGCAGCGGCGCCAGACGTGGATCCCAGAACGGTGCCAGCGGGACCGGCAATGAAGATCAAATTGCCGAGCTGAGCGTTGCCAGCACCAGTTCCCGTGCCAGTTGGGTAGCTCGTGAGAGCAGTGGCGCCACCAAAACTGGGCGTGGCGTTGATGGACTGATTCTGCGCATTGACAGTACCATGGAGCGGGAGCGCGACCACCAACAGGTCCCAGTTGCCAGCACCGGCAGAGCCAGGAGCGGCTATTGCGGTGGATAACTTGACGAGTTGAGTGATGGTGGAGGCGCATTCAGTGTCAGGAAAACCTTCAACATCAAAGTCAACGTCATGAAAAGGGTCAACAGCACCGATGAGCCAATTGCGACCTGATGTGGTGAGTTGCGAAGCTTGACACAACTCTTGGAGCTGTTGGTAGCTTGACTCACTGATGTGTCTGGACATGACGTAGAAGCGGAAGGAATAGACGACGAAGGGGCGGGATTGTGTGGGGGGAGTGTATCTAAAGACAAATGTAACATGTAGACTCCCTCCCAGCCTGCTAGCTGCTAAGTGCGGGGTTGCTAAGCCCGAGAACACGCTGCACTTCCTTGGGCTGGCCTAAGAGGGGGGACGCGACACCCCTAGAACGGTTGCTCTCTCGCGGCTTACGCGTAGTCAACGTGAGCCATCGCTAGCCAAAGCGGATGAACAAACCGCTTGCCAGCGCCCCACCGTTTGAACAACTCCCAGAAGTCGTTCCAATCATCACCAGTACCGCCGTAGCGCTCAACACAATAGCGCAAATAAACATCGGGGCGGAGGTGACTGTGGTCCAAATGGGACTGGTGGGGCATGTGCCACGACCACAAGAGACGTGGCGTGTCAGGCGCGGCCATCTGAGAAAGAGCCTCGCGGAGGAACGGTGGCAGGGGCACGGTCAGCAACCCGCGCGCCTGCCCTGCCATGAAGCGAATCCCAGCCTCACTAAGACTAAGGTTCTCTCGGGGATGAAGCTTCATAGTGACGCGCGGGTTGTTAAGAGTCTTGCCCAGTTTCAAAAACCGGCTGGGCAAAGGGGTCCAGGTAAAATCCGAGCCAATATACAGCTCTGTGGTGGTGGGACAGTAGAACCCTCGCAGGAACGTGCCTAACGCTGTGGTGTTTTCACCCAATTCGTCGGCGAGAGCAGTGTAAGCCTTTATCTTGAAACACAAACCTAGATCAGCCGCAAACTGCTCGCAGGCGGACGCGATAACACCAACATCATGGGCATCAACCATTGCACGGGTAATGACGCGCTGGACAATACCAAACCACACGAACCCATTAACGACGCTGTTACCCAAACTGGTGTCGCCGGAACCTGTGGCGCGGCAAGGAGAGGACCTATACGAGAGCTCACCACCCTCCATACCGAGTTTCCGCGACCGCCACAACCTTGGGGCACGATTGAGCATGTCATACCAATAAATCATGGACTCAGGCATGCCAAGCATGGAGTAGATCTTAAACTGAAAAGACATGGCGGCTTCGCGGAGACTTTGGTCACATTGGGACATGTCGGACTCAAGCGTAATCACACGCCCACGAACCTTGATCCAAACCAGGGAATCGTCACCAACAACTTGGATCAGGATCAAATCCTGTTGCATGAAAAACCAATTGGCGACGTTGCCCAACATCTGAGGCGTGGAAACGCCCGCATAGTGCAAGTAAACTGGTATATTCTCACCGAAATCTATTTCTTCGTCAACATGGCGCCTAGCCCCAGTCCAACGCGCGAGCGGGGTCATGCGCCAAGAAAAACCAGTGTCAACCAATGCTGTGCACTCAGTAAACCACTTCTGAATACGATAAGTGTCACGGCCCAGATACGCCTGAACACGGGGCGCAATGGGACAAATAGGGCGTGGCATGGGCAGCTTGTCACCATCTTCATGGACGCAGATGCCGTAGCGATGGCCAAGCTTAAGCGGTTGGGCCTCATCACACTTGGGCATAGTGAAGAACGGCACTGGTTTGCTGGGAACATCCTTGGCTGGATCATGTTCCAAAGCTTTGAGACCGGCAAGGTAAACATGACGCTTGGCCGGGAGCATGTGCTGCATGTATTGCTTCTTGCTGAGAGTGAATGGGCACGTGATCAAGCTGGTCTGATATGCGCCCTTGAGAGGTTCGACCAGGGCAGCATCAAGCAACGCCACCTCCAACTCATGGTTGCGCTGGCCATAACTAGCATTGGAGCATCTTGGCAACTGCGACCACGGAGTGGTTGGGGTGGCGGCGCCAGGGTAGACAGGCTCGACATCTGGCTGAGTGATACAGGAGTCAACCAACGCCCAAGCACGGACATGGGCCACGAGTCGTTTCACAGCCGCGTCACGCTCTAGACCATCAACCATGGCACCCACTTTGTCAGCAAGCAAAACCAAGTTCTTGGGCTTCTTCATAAACCGGCCCTGAAACATGGCTTTGCAAGTGGAGCTAGTCTGGCCATACTGAATGAGCGGAACGTTGGTCGGGGCGACAGTAAAGGTAGCATGGGAGCTCGGGTTCGGCAAAGACTCACAGGTGTCAGTGTAAACCGCATAAGGGTCTGGTTCGACAACGGGCGGGACGACTTCTGCGTAGGCGTCCTGTCGCCAGTATTCAGTGGTGTGTGGCAAAATGCCCACGGCATCAGTGGCAGGAGGACTGGGAACAGGTCCACCCACCGCTGCCGCGACGCGAACAGCCTTCTCATATTGGTGGTAGGTGTCATTCGCCATGCCAAAGTTAGACGCAATCACCCCAGCCACACAGAAACCATAACCGATGTTCTGCAGACTGGACAACTTGGCCAAAATGGGCGCTGTGAGGTTGCCGCGCAAGCCCGCCCCACCAAGACAAACATTCCACAACCAATGAACCGCAAAGCGGTATTGAAAACCGTAGTCCCAATACAACGTGGTGTAGTGCATGGCCATGGGAAACATACGGAGGATAGCGAACTCAGGAGTGGGATTGGCCGCAACAGTGATTATGTACTCAGCGATAGGAAACAACCACTTCAGCTTCGGCCGAGATTTAATCCATTCTTCACCTGCAACGCCACACATGTGGCCTAAGGCATTGTTTGGGTCGCTATACTGACGAAACGCTGTGACCAATGAGACTGCAACCCTCGCAGCAGCCACGTTCCACGGCACGCTAAACAACTTGCGGGCTACGGAAAGAGTGTAGTCGACGGCTTGCACCACTTCGCCTTGCAATTGGGCGGGAGACGTCTGCAATGCCGAGTTAATGAACGACTTGACAGTGTTGAAAATCTGCAATGGCAACGCGGGCATACTCAATCGACCTTGGCGAATGTGAACAAGGTATGTGCTAGCTGTTTCTAGGAGATCACCCCGCATAGAAGCGTGGAACCACTTGCGCGTGAGCAAAGCTGCCCCGAGTAAGGCCGCCAGAACATACAAACCATTGGGTGACGACCATTTTGGGGGCTCAACGGGCGGGCGGGACATCTTAGTAAAAGAATCAGTGGAATTCCAGATGCGCTCGCCAAAAAGACGGCCGTACATGACACTTTTAGTTTCTTTGTCAAGCACAGCCTCCAGCCACATAGCCCACGTCAGATCTTGTTGGTAGTTGACGAAAAGGTCTGGGAAGCGGCGGGCAAGTTCTTGAAAACCGGCGTCGTTCTCCAATTCACGGGCAACCTGGACACCAATGGCCTGCAAACCATAAGTGGTGGAACCTCTGGTGACAGCCAGGGACCGAATCCGGCGAACGTGGCGTTCCAAGAAAGGACGAGGAACCATGAACCACGTATCTGGGATAAGACTCGAGAACCTGGCAGGACACCATTGCAAGGCCAACGTGGTGAGCCAATGAGCTGACGGAATGGGGACAGACACCACGGGAGATTGGCGGCCAGGAGGGGCATACGGAGCCATGGACGAAGCTGCGAAGCGAGTGACCAACGCATAAACTTGTCCTTCGGCACGCCACTGCGCCTTGATGGACCACGCAATGGCTCCAGTAGCCCCGGCACCCAAAGTCCAAATTGGAATAGGATGGACGTAAGGGTCGGAATCCGCGTCGGCGTAATATGTAACCACACCATTGTCGACGCGATATACCGCTGGATTGGACGCGCCAATGGAATCAAAAGCACCAGGGAACTGGTGGTGGACACTACAAACACTGCGAAAACCCCACTGAGCTATCCACTCGGGGGTCAACGCATGGCCATCTTGGGTGGCGTACACGTTGACAAGCAGGCCGTAGTTGCCACAGGTGTCTCTCGGTTCCGGCAATATCGAATTTTCGCGCCGATTCAGGTCATCCGGAACTAATTGTGGACCACAAATATGGGGGACTAGGACAAGGGAAGCACCAGCAGCACGGAGAAAATCATTATGTTTCATGATGAGATGCTCTTCGCGGGTGGAACCATAAAGACAATAAATGTGGGCCTGAGCTCGTCCGTCAACCAGAGCGTCCTCCACAAATGTGCGGACGGCGAAGTCTGTCGCTGCACGACGGACAAGAGCGCCGACCTCGTGGGGATTGACTGGTGCATTGAGGTCGTGAGGGACGGGATTGGGAAAACCCAACTCCTTGAGAAGAGCCATATTGGAAGGCTTGGCACGGACGGGTTGCGAAGACACTGCGAAGACATAGCGGGACAGCACAGTGGCGGTGTCAGGAGCGGCGACGACCGCTGCTCGGGGCAGGCTGGAAACCTGAGGAGCGGATGGACGGTACACCGAGGGTCCAGTATGAGAAAATGGACACTTGGCACCACGTGTGCACTTGCCTTGAGTGTGATAAATGCAAGCAGGTCGTGACATGGGAGTCGGGAGAGGAGAGAGAGAGGGTAGTTGAGAGAGAGAGAGAGAGGGAGAGGACGAAGATGAGTCTCTTAGAGACTTAACGGTGCCTTCGGTCACCGGGATTTCGCGTTCCTTTTGG